GTTGGATCTACAATCAAAAGGCTGTAACGACCTTATTTGCAATGGAAACATGATAAAAGTTTCTCAAGCGGGTATGGCTTACAATAATCAATAAAAGGGGGTGAAAGATTGGAAATGATTAAAAAGTCGGCAAAGGTTGAAAAAGCGGCAATATCTGATGATGATTTGAATTTAATCAATCAGTTTACGCTGAAAGAATTAACCGCCGAGGAAGTTTTTACTTTTAAGCTAGCAATTTGTGACAATCAAGTCGATAGAGATTTCGAAAAGTTTTTGGATTCCACGCTGATTGGACTTGCGGAGATGTTCAAGGGGAAAACGATAATCAGCGACCATAAGGCAAGCGCCGAAAATCAATGCGCAAGGATTTACAAAACAGAAATTGTTACAGACGGCGAAAGTAAAAAGCTTGTTGCTCATTGCTACACGGCAAGAACAGACAGCAACAAGGATTTTATAGCAGACGTTGAATCGGGCATTAAAAAAGAAGTGTCTGTCGGCTGTGCGGTTGACAAAGTTGTCTGCTCAATATGCGGAGTTGATAACAAGAAGTCATATTGCGAGCATATCGGGGGCAGAGAGTACGGCACACAGAAGTGCTATTTTATTCTTGACGGCGCAAAAGACGCATATGAGGTTAGCTTTGTTGCTGTTCCTGCGCAGAAAAATGCGGGAGTGATAAAGTCATACGGCGAAAAACCATACGAAGAAACGGAGAAATCCGCAACAAATGAAATGGAAAGCGCAATTGATTGTGACTTGCAATTAACTGACGCTTTTTTATTTACAGAAAAAAATTAATTTTGGAGGAAAAACAATGAACAAAAGAATGAAAGAAATCCTTGCAAGCATTAAGGCTCTCAAGGACACAGCATGCGAACTCAAGTCAGAAAAGAAGTTTTCAGACGCACAGGCAAAAATCGACGAAATCAAGGCTTTGCAAGAGGAATACGAAGTTGAAAAGGCTCTTTTTGAGGCTGAAAAGAGCGATGTTCCTGACGAGGGAACAGAAAAATCATTATCAGACGCAGAAAAAGAAGAAAAGGCTTTTGATACATTTGTCAGAAAAGCTAATTCCTCGGGTATGTCACAGGGCTCGAACGGTGCTATTGTACCTGTTACTATTGCCAATAAGATTATTGAGGACGTTACAGAACTTTCCCCTATTGTTGCAATGGCTACAAAATATTACACAAAGGGCACACTTGAAATTCCTGTATATGGCACAGACGCAGGCGCAGACAGCCCAACAGGCACTATTTCGGCAGCATATCAAGGAGCAGAGTTCACAACGCTAACAGCAGGGCAGGGCAAATTTACATCAATCGAAATGAAAGGCTTTTCAATCGGTTCGCTTGCGGTAGTTTCGAAAAAGCTTATTAGCAATACCGATATTGACGTCACCACTTTTGTCAGAAATAAGATTTCAAAGGCTCACGCTGACAAGCTGACAAGAGAGCTCTTGCTCGGAACAACCGACAAGATGACAGGCGCTGTTTCGACTACTAATGTAAAACAGCTCGCAACAAAAACAGTTGCAGGAATTACCCTTGACAGCCTCATCGAATTGCAGCTTCTTGTTCCACAGATTTATCAGCAGGGTGCTGTATGGATTATGAATAAGGACGTTTTTGCCGCTATCAGAAAAATGAAAGACGGTGCAGGGAATTACGTTATGACACAGAGCATCGCCGATGGGTTTGGTTGGGCGTTGCTTGGCAAGCCTGTATATGTTGATGACAATATGCCTGCTGCAACAACAGCAAATGGCGTTCCTGTTCTGTACGGCGATTTCTCGGGTATGGCTCTGAAGATTGCAAAGGATATTGAAATTCAGCCGCTTGTTGAAAAATATGCAGACCAAAATGCAATCGGGTTTGTTGGATGGCTTGAAGCTGATAGCAAGGTTGAAAACAATCAGAAAATTGCTGCACTCAAGATGTCAGCATAAGGAGTGATATAAATGGCTTTTGTACCAAAAAACTATAAGACCGACGGCGGAGATAAAACGGTAATCGGTGGCACTCTTGAATTTGTCGGCGGTGGGAGAACAGTTGGATTAATCTATGATGGAATGGACTCAACAGACATTAACAAAGCTCTTTCGGCAAATATGGGTTCAGTTATTTCAGCCGCACTTACTTCAAAGATTTCCAAAAATTCCGTTGAAAATCAGGCTGACAGTACAGCTTCAACGATTGCCGCTCTTGTTGTAGACTTCAACGCATTGCTTGCAAAGCTCAAAGCTGCGGGCTTAATGGTGGCAGACGCATAACAAACTAGGGGCAGCAATGCCCCGCCCTAAAGGGGTGAATTATGACAATAACAACGACTTTTTTGAATGAAGTTAAGGACTTTTGCGGGGAATGCGGCACCGACAGTGACACTCTAATTACGGGGTTGATAACCGCCGCCGACTTGTTTCTTCAAGGAGCAATCGGTGCAGACTATCCCACAGATGATGAAAGAGCATTGACCGTTTTAAAAATAATTGTCAATGACTTTTATAGCAACCGTGATTACATGGAAAGCAATCGAGTATCAGCGAATACCCGCAAGCTTATTGATAGCATGATTTTGCAATTACAAATGGAATTGCGCAAGGCTAGCGAGGTGGGTTAATGGCATTCAATAAGAAAATCAAGCTATTTAACAAGACCATGCCGAATGGCACAGCAAAGCCGCAGAAAATCGAAGAAAAAACAGTATGGGCAAGCGTTGATACCGTAGGTATGGCAACAACATACACGGCATTGTCGGCAGGCGTAAAGCTAACGTGTCAATGTGACATTAGGGCAAAATCTTATGCTAACGAGCAATATGCAACAGTTGACGGCAAAGATTACAAAATTGAAAACGCCGTTAAAACAGGCAATAAGCTAGTTACTCGGCTCTTGATGTCAAGGGGGTAATGTATGGCTACAAACACAAGCGAGCAAAACCTTGACATTACAGCACAAATGCAAGACCTAATCAAAGATATTGACGTAATGACCGAGGATGTAGCTAATGGTGTGTCTGAATCTATGCGGCGAGGCGGCGAAATCATCGCAAACGAGCAAAGACGGCTAATAAGCGGGAAGTCCTCAAAGCTTGCGGGGTTAATCATAGTCGGTAAAATATACGTCACTAAAAAAGGCAATGCAACGATTTCAACAGGGTATGACGGTGACGCAATTAAGCAAGCCCCCGAAAGCGTCATTCTAGAGTTTGGACGCCCAGGCAAAAAAAACAAAGGAATTGACAAAAGAGGCAGAAAAATCGGAAAGATGGAAGCAATCCCGCATATCCGAAAAGGTTTTGACATTGCAAAGGAAAACGCCGCTAATTCGGTTATTAACAAAATAGACGAAATTATTAAAAAGGGGTGGAACAAGTGACAATCAACGGGAAAATTGATGGCATATTGAATACTATTGAGATTGATAGTGAGATAGTACCATTTTTTTATGGTATGCCCGATTTTGACGAAAATCCACCGCCAAATTACATAGTATATGACGTTTACGAAATACCGATTTATTCAGGCGACGGCAAGTTTTTTTCAAAGTCCTATAACGTTACTGTAAATATATTTTCAGACGGATTTAATTATGCACTCTTGGACGATGTCGAGAGTGCTTTTTGTTCGGCTGAATTTGTTTACTCGGGCGGCGGGCAGATAGGTAGTGACAAGGTATATCCCTATACTTTGCAGCATTACAAAGAATTTAAGACGATATTGGAGGAATAAGAATGGGAAACGCAATCAATATTAAAAATCTATGTGTATGGCCTTTAACCAGTGATGATACAACAGACCTCACATATGGCACAAAAACAGACCTTGCGAACAGATTTATGACGTTTACAGACACGCCAAAACAGAATTCGGCAAAGCTTGAGGGCGACGGTAACGTCATCGACGAATACGTCGGTAAGCAAGGCGGGGAGCTTACTCTCAACATTACAAGTCTTTCAGCTGCTGAAAGAGTGGCTCTTTTCGGGGAAAAAGCAACACACGGATCAAACGCAATGGGTAGAAATGACATTATCCCTTATGTATGTGTAGCTTTTACTGTTGAAAATTCAGACGGCACACTCGCTCTTTACAAATATCCAAAAGTTAAGCTGGTCGAACAGCCTATCAGCGTTGAACAACGTTCAGAGGGTGGTATTAAGTATTCGACAACCTCGCTAAAGGGCGATTATACGTTTACAATCAACGAGGGAAATGCTCGTCACATTATGGATGACATTGACACCGTAGCAGACGCAACAATCGTCACAGCGTGGTATGCAACGGCTGATTACTTTGCACCTGCGGGAGCATAAATTTAAGGGGCAGAAATGCCCCTTTTTATTTTGGAGGGATATATGTTAAAAGATTTAAAGCCCATTAAAATACCCATTAAAATTGGCGAAAATGAAACATATTTGAGATACAATATGACGGCTCGGAGATACCTTGAGCATTATTATCCGTCATACAACGAATTTATTCAAAAAGACACCGACGATATGAGGATAGATGATATTTTGCATTTGTTAAGGGCGGGATTGATTGATAGTTTATATGAATTCAACGAGAAATTCATTGATGAAGGCAATTTTGAAAAGATAATGCCAACAATGGCAACGCTCGGTAAAATCCTCACAGAAGAAAATAAGTACGATATTATGGCGGCAATCGTTGACGCTTTTATTTCTTCCTTGCCTGTTGCGGCAGTTGGTACGGAAAATTTTCAGACGGGCGGGCAAATGTAGTTGATTATGCAATGTTGCGTTGCATTTTCTGTGATGTTTTGCGCCGTCCTGAACGGGAATTTTGGCAATCGACGATTAGAGAAATAACGGAAAGATATGACGTTTATGCAGAATTCAAGGGGTGGAAAAAGCCTGTTGAAACTGTACAAGCGAAAAGACAAAAGCCGAGGAAAGGGGGAAAATAAATGGAAGTTAGGACGCTATTAACGCGCTTTGGCGCTGATAGTAGTGGATTTACAAAAGGGGCGGCAGAAGTAAAATCGCAGTTGACCGCCTTAAACAAGGACTTTTTCGACAACAAAAAAGCAATGACAGAAGTCAACAAGGCAATTAAAGACCTTGAAAAATCGCAAAAAGACCTTAAGAAAGCTATGGAAAACGGCGGCACAGCAGAACAAAAAGCCGAATATGCAAAATTGTCAAAAGAAATCGACACATTATCGTTGAAAAAGGCACAGTTAAAAACGTCAGAGCAAGAACTTAAGGTTAAAATGAACGCCACAACCAACGAAATGAAAGAGCAGGCAGCGCAAGCAAAGTACAACAAAATCAGCCTCGAAGATGTTGGAAACGGCTTGAAAAAGCTTGCAACGGGTTATCTCGGTGTGACAACCGCCGTATTTGCGTTCGGCGCAAAAATGGGAAAGAATGCAGACGATTTAAACACCTTGTCGAAAGTAACAGGCTTGACTACGGAAGAATTGCAGAAATTTCAATATGCAAGTGAGATTATTGACGTTTCAATGGACACGCTGACAGGCTCAATGGCAAAGATGATAAAAAATATGTCAACAGCACAAAAAGGCACGGGAGATGCCGCCGAAGCTTTCAAGACTTTGAAAATTGCAATTGCTGACGCTAACGGCTTGCGTGACAAAGACACAGTATTTGCTGAAACGATTGACGCATTGGCAAAAGTCGGGAACGAAACCGAACGCGACGCACTTGCAATGCAGATTTTCGGAAAGTCAGCGCAAGACCTCAACCCGCTTATACTCGGCGGGGCAGACGCAT